ATATTGGTGAACAGCAAATGTTAAGCCTGATCCTAATGGGTCTGGCATAGTTGAATATTTACCACCGTTTTGGAATATATCACCAAAACCATCACGGTTAAGCCTAGGAATCCAAGGTAAAATGCCAATAGTTCCTTGTTTCAAAATATAACTCATAAAGTTATATCCTGATTCATTTGCAAAACCAGTAGACGCTACACCATTGATTCCCGGTAATTGCCATCCTAAGTTAGTGGAGTTACCTTGTCCTTGCTGTCCGATTTGAGCCATTGCAATATCAGCACCCATGTTATTGATAACATCAAACTGGCCTGAATAATATTGCTCTTTCATAAAGGCTTGAATACGTTGGAAGTAATAATCTTTTTCATCATTAGCTACACCAAACCAAAAATTACTTGCGTCCCATGTGCCTGCCTGAGGTGTCAATGATTCGACTGCCTGTGAGCGGTTAGTATCAAGTGAGCTAATCAATGCTGTTTCTACTCTTTCGTGCCAGTCAATAAATGCACTTCTATATTGGGCTGCTATCATTTCAGCTAATGTAAAAATGTCTTTGTCGGCTTGCTTGATTGAATATTTAAATTTCTGAGCATATACCGAGTAGCTCGCATTTGCTGTACTCGAGTCATTTATGCTACCTGTGTGAGCCGCTGCTCTTGCAGCTGCGTTGGTTGTCGTTTGTTTGTTTAAAGTCTTAACCGTAACGACTGTGCTATCAGACGGCTTCTGATTCCATTGTGCTTCACGTTCGGAGGCACTTATTAAAAAATTAGTGTTTTTCATGAACACGCTTAAAGCTGCTGATGGTTTTACCTTAAATTCAGGCATAAGCATCATTTGATTCAACTTATAATTAGCGGCTGCTTCAACACTATCTGTGTAATTTGCCATAATATTAAATTTTTAAGTTTTTTGGAAATCGGCTATTAGCTTCTGACCATCTGCACCCAAAGGATCAATTTTATTTTCATCCATATGTTTGTAAACGTCATCCATTGACTTGAACTCTCCAGAACCTCCACCTTCATCACTTCCACCACGTCCATCCTTATCAGTCCACCCATTTTGAGTGGCAAATAATGTTAATACGTCTTTAACTGGCAATGGTTTCTCTAATTTATCTTTGAGAATGGTATCTCCTTTTTTGACTACCATATTTCCATCGACATAATCAAACGCATATTCTGTTCTTGCTAGTGTGGCAAATTGATTAGGTTTTATTCCTTTAAGCTCTGGTAAATGTTTTGCTAAGTCACCATTAATTTGATATTCACCTATCTTTGTGTTAAGTGAATTGATCTCATTATCTTTAAGTCCGAGATCGTTTGTGTACTGCTTTTGAAGATTGGTTAATGAAGTATTAAGCTCATCAACTTTTTTATTAGGCTCAATTTTAGCATTTGTTAATGTCTGCTTTTCAAAAGTAGAAAATATATTGTCAAAGTTTTTACCCTCTACATCAATATTAAATTTCTCCTTTACTCGTTTTGCTTCCATTTCTACGCCGGTTACTTTGCCCTCATTGTAACCTTCCTTTTTTACAGTCTCTTTTAGCCCTGTTAGAGCTTCATCGTCCATAAATATCCCTGACTTAAATTCAACTTTTACCTCTTCATCTGAGGTCATTGAGGCTTTTAACGCTTCAATGTCAACTCCCAACGTGTCTGTTAGAAATGTTTTAAACTCTTTTTGTACCATTTTATTTTGTTTTTGGTCTGCCTTTTGATTTTTCCTTTATCTCAGGAACTAACTCATAAAACAGAGTGTTACTATTTTCATTCATTACTTTTGCTGTAAATTCACTAATCCTTACAGACTTTCTTTTTGTCAAACTTTCCTTTACTAATTTATTTTTGACATAATGACAATTAAACTCATTGTACGTTGCTATCATCTTTTAATTCTTTAGTTAATAAATAATTATCAAATTCTTTTTGTAATGTCTCTATTGGTTTTGTTAGTAAGTCTATTTCATTTACGGTTTTGAACCATTCATTGAAATAGTATTTTGCCTTTTGATCTTCTGGATTAATGTCCAAATTCTTGACTTCAATATCTTTTAAGTGAATAAAAGGCTCTAATTTAATCCCTTTCTGAGCTATTGTAAGCTGTTCTAAGTCATTGGCAAACTCAGACTGATAGAATTGTATCAAAAGATAGTCTAGTGATACTTTTGGGCTTCCTTTTTCTCTTGCTGTTTCGTACTTTTTCCAAATCACATCAGGTGGTTCTACCAGAAATCTACGTCCATAGCTTATACTTGACCCTTTATATTCACCTAAATAAAACTTTCCTATTAGGTCCGTCATTTTCTTTTCCATGTCCTGGAAGGAATCAGCAAAGTTATTCAGCTGATCATTTACAGGTTGTACATTTAGAAAGGCAGCTGTTGCTGTTTCATTGTTAGCATCTTTAGCCATTTTAGAACCCCACAATGTCAACTGCATCAATGAAAAGATATATTCCTGCTCTATGCGCATTTCCTTCCAACTGTCAATGTCTGGCGTCACATAACCTGCCAAATCAGGAGCGAGTTTTACATCCGTATCCTTTTCAGGTATTTCTAACTGGATCATATCGGTTATGTCCTTAGTCAGATTTTTACCTGTACCTCCGCATGATGAACATTTAATGCCCTTAATATATCCAGTTCCTTTACACACTTTACAATCTGTAAGATACCTCCAAAAGATGGGATAGCCATATAAGAACTCATTAAGATTCTTAATAGTCCCTGTTCTCAAATAGTGGTCAGCAAGGCTTATAATTACTTCAAAAGGGCTTTCATTATAGGTTAAATCGGTATTGATTATATTGGAGTTAATAATAGCAGGCACTATCTTAAACGGATTGTCGAAGGAGGTGTCTTCTACTTCTGTAAAGTTTAGCCCTACCTTCTTAACTATTAAATCTCTTCTGTCATCTACAACTCTGTAAAAGTCACCATCATTATTATCAACTTTAAAAGGCTGGAATATTACCCACTCAGGCACTCTGCCATCACATTCATAATTGAATATTGACTTAATGGATTTCAGAGTAGGATATGTTTTCCCATTAACCCACTCAAAAAATACCAGCCCGGCAGGATCAGTATAATACTTGTTAGCCTGAATGTCTTTTATCCATGTTCGGATAGCTTTGCCATGTCGTACATTGGATAGCTTATCCCTTAACGTTTCCTCTTCTGCACTCTGGTTTAAATTGTAAATATTACCACCACCTTTTGCACTGAATACTTTGTCAACTGGTCTGCTTAAATTGGTGAATACGTAACGATTTGTTGTAAGGAACGTTTTTCTAAGTGCTAATTGTTTTGGGTTTTCTATGCCATCTATCCGTTTAAGATATTCAGCCGTTCCTTTTCCGTTGATATGAACATCAAGTCTTTTGTGTTCTCTTATAGCCTCACTAATCCAGTCAGGTTGTCCAGCATTGATTATTTTTTCAATATCCTTTAACTCTAAAACAGCCATATTTGTAGATATAATTGCTACAAATATAACTAAGTTTTTAGTTATATAGACTGATTATAAATAAGGGAGGGCTTTTTGTTGACGTTACGCTGACATTATGTCAACAATTAAGGCAAACTATTTTTTCCATTAGTATTATTAAAATATCCTTGTTTATTTATATTATGAAGTCCTAATAGTCTATTGAGTTTATATTGTTCTTTGGTAAATAGATACTTTGATGTCACAAACCACTGATCACTGTTAACTCCTCTAACATTATTAATAATCCTATTATATTCGGATATATCATGAGCTGCTATATATGCAACGCCTCTCATAATATAGACTTTTTTGGTTGTGGCGTCACAGCAAATCCACTACGTTGTAACACTTTTTGAGGTCTGAAATAAAGTGTCCAATGATTATAGTTTTCTACTTTGCGCCCTGAACATCTCCAGCGGCTTACCGTCAATGGAACTACTCCGATTTTATGAGCTGCGTATGCTTGACTGCAAATGTACGATTCGTTTGTTTTAGTGTTTATTAGTATCATTTAATATATTTTTGCTCTATTTTTTGAATGCTCCATCATTACATAACGAAGCGCACTTAGCCCATCGGGTTCATGTCCTTGCGGCTCTGGTATTACCTTACCGTTGGCATCTACTTTGAAAAAATATGATTCTATTCCCTTTTTAATTGACTGTGAGCGTTCAGTTAGGAATATGTTATAGCCTCTCAGCTTGTTAATGCCTATCATAACTGAGCCTGGCGACTTCTTAACGCCCTTTATGGCATAGCTGTATTTCTTTATATCGTTGATCTCAGTACGCCCTGCGCTGTCTGCTATGATTAAATGTCCTCTGGTGAACTCTATCTCATCCATCTTGTCAACTATTGCCATCCTTTCAGCTCCTTCCAGCTTCTCCGGGAGTAGGTTATTCATGCAGAACAGTTCATCTACATAGAGATTATTATCTTTTTTGTACACATCTATTAAGATTGTAGGGTCAGGTGATACGCCAAAATCCATCCCTGACTCTATTCTCTTTGCATTGTCGGGGATTTTATCGCAGAAATTATATGTATATATTCTACGCTCTGAATAATATCCTGTTAATCCTAATCCATAGACCCGATACCACTCTGCATTATCTTTGCGAGACTCAATAAAATCAATCTCACTTTGTGGACACATTTCATTATCTATGTAGGTGACTATTATATGGTCACTTATTGAATTACCTTTTTTATCTTTTAGCTTTGGCACTTGCGTATGCGCCCAGAACTCAAAGTCTGGATTGAAGTCGATATAAACAGCCCCGTGAGTACGCCCTATGTAAGTACTTGCTACATCCCATCCAATCTTATTAGCTTCATTTATATACAGCTTACCACGCCTTTTAGATTTACCGGCTTGCTTCTTTATATCTGAAATATACCGAAATTGAATAATGCCTCCGTTGTGTTTAAGGTTCTTTTCAGTTTTGTTAAAATCATTTTCCCAGTCCAATCCAGCCTCTTCATAAAGCATTTTAAAGTCAGATATTGCACCATCCTTCAAGTTGTCATATGTGTCAGTTACAACGGTTGCTGTGTCGCGATCTTTGGCGCAGTCTTCTAATAGTATCTGAGCTATTGATATGTTCTTACCAGCTCCCTGACCACCCTGCACAACCCTTATTTTAGACTTTATAGCACGTATCTTGTAATATGTCGAAGTCCTATATATCATTCCTTATCAGGAAATTGTTTTGAGACGTTTTGGTATTTTATTACTTGGTCTGTTTTCATGTCAACTGTTTGTTGCGCCCTACCATCGAATGTCTCCAGCATCAATTTAAGCGCATTAAACCCATTCGATCCCTTGCTCATAGCCATGTTAACTAATTTCAAAGCAAGTGCCTCTTGGGTAGGCAACTTGAATATGTAGTGTGTTTCTGTCTGTTTTACAAAAGATTCTTTTGGTATTGGTAACTCACCGTCTTTGAGTAACATTTCCTTTAATTGGTTCTTTATTGAAACGGGGCGACCTTTTTTGTTTATATTCTGCGGATTTTTATCAAATCCCTGTGTCCCTGTTAAGTTTTCATTATTTGCCATCATGTCGGTTGTTTGTCGGTTGTTTAACTAAAATTTAAACTCCGTTTATTGGTATGTTTAATTTACCAGATACTACATCATTCATTTTTTGAGGATTTAGATTATATTTTATAATTCTACTCCCCCATTTATTCATGATGTTTCTTGCCCCTTTTAATTCAATTTCTAATGTTCTTTCACCTACTATTCCACCTTCATTTCCTTGTTGCTCTCCTTTTATTGCTAATTTATCAACTCTTAAAATCATTTTATACACGCTGAACATCTGAATAACCATGTCATAATCCTCTTTGTTTAACATATCTTCATCATACTTCAAATCATGATCCAAATGACAATGAAAAGGACCCAATACAGCATTTATTAATGTAAATGGTCTATGTTCTCTGTATTCTCTTTGATCACCTGTATTTCTTTGCATAACTCCCCACATTTTAGCATTTAATTGATCCGCTAAATTCGTATAATGCTCAAATATACTATGAATTAATTTTGATTCAATTTTTTTATATGATACAAATTTTCTCTTTTCTTTACTTCTACCTTCCATCATCAACATATATTCAACATCATCATCAATTGAAATATAAGGTCTTTTGATATTTTCAAGCATCCAATTTCTTTTTTTTGCAATACTACCATCACATTCATCAGGAATAACAATCATTTGTTTACTTCCTAATACTTTCAAATATTTATCTTTTTGACTTTCTGGTAAAATATATTTTGCATCCTTGAAATACTCAATACCTTTCAAACCATTCCATCTATTATACGTTGGTCTTATTATCCGCATTTAATATATTTAATAAAATTTCACCATTCAAAACCCTGTTAACTCCTATTTTTTGACTCTTTTCTGTCTTTATACAACTTTTAACATTTTGTAAATTCAATTTATTTTTTAATACCTGAAAATCAAAACTGTTATCAAAATAAAATAAAATATAATTATGTTCTAACAATAATTCATCACTAAACTCTATATTTCCCTTTATATCGTTTTTACTTTCTCCTCCTGTTTCTTCTTCCCATTCCAACTCCAACCCCCACTCCTCCAAATCTTGTTTATCCCAGCCTTCAAGTACATCCATATCCCACTCACCAGTATTGGCATTTAATCGGATATTAAGTTCCTTTTCATCTTCTACTGACAAATCCAATATAACACAATCAACTTCTTCAACACCTAGCTTTTTCAACTCCCTAACTCGAAAGTGTCCGCCAACAATATTACCTGTTTGCTTGTTGAAAATAATTGGATCAACTACTCCAAACTTTTCAAGTGAGGCCTTTAAGTTTGCCTCCTGAGTTATATCCGACTTTCTGGGATTGTATGGAGCGGGTTTTAGCTGTGATATTTTAAGTTTTTCTATTATCATATCCTACAAATGTAATACTTTTTTTCTAAATGTCAACTGTCTGGTATTTTTGGTGTTTATTTTAATAAGTTTTTATAAATTTTAATACATATCCTTTTGTTCGATTTGTATTTTTTAATTTACCATTTAGGTACATACTTACAGCAGGTTTGCTTATTTTTAATTTTATGGAAGCATCAGTTATAGATTCAAATTCTATTTCTTTATTTCCTTTTATGGCTAATAATTTTTTAGGGTATGGAGCATATTTATTTTTAGATTTGGTGTAAATTATATTAGTATAATCACAATTATTTTTATAAAATCTACTTCTTAAAGTTGTCTCATTTATGTTATGCCTTAATGATAATATTTTAAATATTTCATGTGGGTATAACATTTTTTCTTCAAATGAATATTTTGATGGAGCATATTGTTTACAATATTCTACAGCCTTGATTAAGTCAAATTTACTTCCATAAATTTTATTGCTTAATAATTCTTTATCTATAATCTCCTTAATCGCAATATCTTTTAAGCTCATTCTTTTGCCTTTCCATAACCATTGAGCTAACTTATTAGCTTTAAAAATATCTTTGTTTTGTTTTTTTGTTGTAACAATCCACGCTAATGTTTTGTTTATGCCTTTCTTTTTTAAGATATTTTTAATATCT